AGGCAGTTTTGCAGGCGAGGACGGAGCGGGCCGAAAAGGGAACGGCGTTTGAAACGCTGGCAAAACGCTATGGTGTAGCCAAAAAGACCATGCAGAACGCCATTAACGGCATAACATGGAAGTCTGTTCCGCTACCGCCGCCGCCGGAACAGTAACGACCACCAGCGACTACCGCAGGAAGGAGGGAGAGGGTGAAAGTACGGGTTTACACTACTGACGGAAACATCGACTTCGAAAACGCCGACTGGTACATTGACGGAGATAGCGTCATCGTACATCGCGCCGGAGAGCAGAAGATGATAATTGCTAATTTCCACCGCGTGAAGATTTACGGCGTTGCGACTATTGAGGAATAACAAAATCCCTGCCTTTCCTGATGGATTGGTATTGCTGGGGAATACATGACAGTCGTCGGAAGAGGAGATCGCAATGAGAAAACCACGATACGGATGGTGGGGATATGTCAAAGGCATGATTCGGCAATATCCGAAACGAAAAGGGCAAGAGCTGTTTGGTGTTGTAATGCGGGAGTATGAGGCGGTAAATGAGGCTGTAGAAGAAACCGCACAAATGAAAGACGGCGCGGATAGGCTGATGGTTATTGATCTTGTTCTTTGGAAAGGAACGCACCAGATTCCGGGCGCTGCGCTTCAGGTGCCTTGCAGTGAGAGAACGGCGCAGCAATGGCATGCTGACTTTATAAAAATGACCGCCAAAAACTTTGGGTTGCTTGATCAAAGTTTGCGTTAAAAAGCCAAATACATATGATACGATTACCGTGCGGGACAAGATTCCTGCACGGTTTTCTTCTTCCTTCCTGCCGCCCGGCTCCGTGGCGGGCAATAACGGGCCCTCCTGTTAAAATTCTGATTGAAAGCGGTTTATATGGAACATCTGCAAATTGAATATTTGCCTGTAAAGGCGCTGAAACCATACAAAAATAACACGCGGCGTCATGAAAAGATGGACGTCGATAATATCGCTCGCTCTATTGAGAAATACGGCATGAACGATGCTGTAGGCATCTGGGGTTCTGAAAACATAATCGTGGAGGGACACGGGCGCGTGCTGGCGTGTAAGCAGCTGGGTATTAAAGAAATCCCTTGTGTGCGGCTGGATCATCTGACAGAACAGGAGCGGCGTGAGTACGCCATTGCCCACAACGCCACGGCGGAACTGGCCGAATGGGACATGGACATTCTGCCGGAAGAATTGTTTGACCTAGATTTGAGCGATTTTGACTTTGACTTCGGCATTGAGGACGAGGAAGAAGAAACCGAGATTGTGGAAGATGAAGCACCCGAAGTTGACGAGGATGCAGAGCCGATTGCAAAGCTGGGCGATATTTGGCAGTTGGGCAGACATAGGCTGATGTGCGGTGATAGCACCGAAAAAGCAACCGTGGAAATGCTCATGGACGGCAAGAAAGCGGATATGGTGTTTACTGACCCTCCGTATGGAATTGATGTTGTTCAAGGAAACAAAGTGGGTGGCGGTGGTGCTACTCATTTTGGCAAAGCAGTGGGGGAAAATATTGTTCAAGCCTCTACTTATATGGCTATTAAAGGCGATGATACAACTGATACTGCAAAGCTTAATTACGAGATTGTAAAAGAACTGTCCGAAAATCAAATCATTTTTGGCGGTAACTATTTCACCGACTTCCTACCTCCAAAGGCTTGTTGGTGTATTTGGGATAAAGAAAACACAGGCAATTTTGCCGATGTTGAAATGGCGTGGACTTCTTTTGACAAGGGTGCAAAGTTGTATCGTTGGCTTTGGAATGGTCTTTGTAGAAAGGGCGAAAGAGCCATTGAGGGCAAGTCAAGAGTGCATCCGACACAGAAACCCGTTGGATTGATTGCTGAAATTCTCAAAGACTTCACAAAGGAAGATGATATTATTCTTGATTGCTTTGGTGGCAGTGGTTCAACGCTGATTGCGTGTGAACAGATTGAACGCACCTGTTATATGATTGAGTATGAAGCACATTATGTGGATGTCATTATCAAGCGATGGGAAACCATCACGGGCGAAAAGGCGGTGCTTTTGAATGGGTAGACCGCTCAAGCACATCGACCAGAAGCAATTTGAAAATCTCTGCGGCCTCCAATGCACGCTTGAGGAAATTTGCGACTTTTTCAACGTAACAGACAAAACCCTGGACAGCTGGTGCAAGCGAACATATAAGGCCGGTTTTTCCGAAGTTTTTAAACAAAAGCGTGGGAAAGGAAAAATATCCCTCCGAAGGGCACAATTTCGGCTGGCCGAAAAAAATGCCAATATGGCAATCTGGCTGGGCAAGCAATACCTGGGACAGAGGGACAAGCCGGAGGAGCATATCGACATAGAGGACGCAGATGCCTTTTTTGAAGAGGCGGGGCTTGAATGAGTGTTACACAGACGGTTTTTCCGGAGTTTGGGCAGAAGCATAGAGACTATATAGCCAAAGCGACCAAGTCGACCATATCGGTCGCCGAGGGCGCTGTACGAGCGGGAAAGACCATCGACAATATCGCGGCCTTTGCCTATATACTCAATCGAGGAACGCCGGACAGGATACACCTTGCGACTGGCAGCACCAGCGCTAACGCGAAACTTAACATCGGAGACGCCAACGGATTCGGCCTTGAGTATATATTCCGGGGGAGATGCCGGTGGACAAAATACAAGGGCAACGAGGCACTTGTGATCACCGCCAGAGGGCGGCAGTACGTGGTGATCTTCGCCGGGGGCGCAAAGGCGGACAGTTTTAAGAAAATTCGAGGCAACTCCTATGGCATGTGGATCGCAACGGAAATTAACCTGCATCATGAGGACACCATTAAGGAAGCGTTTAACCGCCAGCTGGCAGCGCGGTGCCGGAGGATCTTCTGGGACCTGAACCCGTCCGCGCCGGGAGCAAGAATATACACGGACTACATAGACCGATTCCCGGAGCAATTCGGAGAGCGGTACAACTACCAGCACTTCACGATCCGGGACAACGCCACCATATCAGCGCGGCGTCTGGCGGAGATTGAGTCTCAGTACGACAAGGACAGTTTGTGGTATAAACGGGATATTCTTGGTCTGCGGACAAATGCCGAGGGCCTGATCTATCCCATGTTTGACGATTCCTGCATTGTTCCGACGAAACCGAGGGAATACGAGCAGTACCTAATTTCCATGGACTACGGCATCCAGAATCCAACGGCCATGCTTTTGTGGGGAAAGTGTGGTGACATTTGGTATCAGGTAAAGGAATACTACCACTCCGGGCGGGAGACCAACGAACAGAAAACGGACCAGCAGTATTACGATGAGCTGGAGAGGCTGGCTGGAGACCTGCCGGTCAGAAAAGTCATCATAGACCCGTCGGCAACGTCATTTATTGCGCTGCTGAACCAGAAGAAGCGGTTCGCGCCATGGCGGGCCAACAATGACGTGTTGGACGGAATCCAGCATACAGCCTCGTGCCTGAACGACGGAACCATCAAGGTAAACGACTGCTGCAAGCGGACGATTCAGGAATACGGGCTTTACACATGGGACGATAAATCAGCAGAACGCGGTGAGGACCGACCCATAAAAGAGAATGACCACGCCATGGATGCAACGCGGTATTTTGTAAACACCACGGGCGTCTGGCGAAAAAAGAAACCATATCAACCAATCTTATACAGAACGGGCTAAAGAAGCTGCCCGGAAAGGGGCAGAATGAAAACCTATCAGGATTTGCTTGAGGTAGGGCAGGATGATCGAGCGCGGATGGAGTTTGTGCTGAAGGCCATAGCTGATCACAAGACCACGGCGGCATATCAAACAGCAAAGGCGGCGGAAGCCTACTATAAGCACGAAAACCCAACCATTATGCGGTATGAAAAGATTATATACGACATGGCTGGCCGCGCGGTGCGAGATCCTTTTAGCCCAAACCACAAAATTGCATCCAACTGGTATTTTTATTTCACGGTACAGGCTGTGCAGTATCTTTTGGGCAACGGAGCAACATTTGAAAACGACGCCACAAAGGAACGCCTGGGTAAAGATTTTGACGCGAGACTGCAAGATCTGGCAACATCCGCCAAGAACGGCGGTGCGGCTTTTGGGTTTTTCAACAAAGACCACCTTGACGTATTTTCCATACTGGAGTTTGTTCCTTTAAAAGACGAGGAAGATGGAGCAATCAAGGCCGGTATCCGTTTTTGGCAAATCGATGATAATAAGCCGCTGCGGGCTGTGCTGTACGAACTGGACGGATATACCAGTTACATCAAGCGCAAGGACGAGGATATGGTTGTCCTGCGGGAAAAGCAGAAATACCTCCAGAACGTGCGGCGGACGGAGCTGCTTGGCGAGGAGATTTTGGACGGCGAAAACTATCCAGGATTCCCTATCGTACCTCTCTACAACATCAACGAACAAAGTGACCTTTGCGGCAATCGCGGAACAATTGACGCGTATGATTTGTTGAGCAGCAAATTCGTCAATAACGTTTCCGAAGGTGATTTGATTTACTGGATTATCAAAAACGCCGACGGAATGGATGACATGGACGATATGCAGTTTCTTGATCGGCTGCGGACCGTGCGTGTGGCCCACGCCGGGGGTGGTGGTGCAGAAGTGGACGCACACACCGTGGAAACTCCGTATGAGAGCAACGAGGCGGTTCTGGAGCGGCTGGAAAAGCAGCTATATCATGATTTTATGGCGTTGAACACAGAGGCTATCCAAGCAGGTAATGTAACAGCGACGCAGATTCAGGCGGCTTATGAGCCGTTAAATCAGAAGACAGATCTGTTTGAATACCAAGTCAGGGATTTTATTGACGGCATCCTGGCAATCGCTGGTATTGAAGATGAGGTTTCTTTTACACGCAGTCAAATGTCCAATCAGACGGAGATGACTCAAATGGTTATGACGGCCTCTGCGGACCTTGGCCCGGAGCTGACGCTGAAAAAGCTGCCTTTCCTGACGCCTGAGGAAGTGGATGCGCGGTTAAAAGAGCTCGCGGCAGAGGATGCCGCACGGCTAAATGACTTTGAAGAGACGGAAGAAATTCCCCCGGTGGAGGAGCAGTAAATGGATGATCTGGGTCACAAGTGGACAGACAAAGAACTTGCGGCCCTGGAACGCCGGATCAAAAAAGTATACGGACAAGCGAGGAAAGACATAGGAAAGACCGTTGAAAAATACTTCTCCCAATTCGTGGAGCGTGACAAGCACCAGCAGGAACTCTTGAAAGCCGGGAAGATCACCAAAGAACAGTACAATCAGTGGCGGTTGAATCAGATTGGGCGCGGGGAACGGTTCAAGGGCCTGCGTGACAAAATGGCGGAGCGGTATACAAAGGCCAACGAGACAGCAATTTCCTACGTCAACGACGCCACTCCGGGTGTGTACAGCCTGAACCACAATTACAGCGCCTACACCATTGAGCGAGTGCACGGCGATGTGGGCTTCACCCTGTGGGATGAGCAGACGGTAAAGCGGCAGATCATAGAGGAACCGGACGTGATGCCCTATTACCCAGAGAAACGGGCGGTGAATCGCGGCATTGACCTTGCGTATGGCAAGCGGCAGATTTCTGCAGCGGTCACCAGCGGCATTTTACAGGGGAACAGCATCGGCAAAATCGCCAATGATTTGCAAGACCGGATTCAGGACATGAATCGCACCAGCGCCGTGAGAGCAGCCCGGACCGCCATGACCAACGCCCAGAACGCCGGACGGCAGGACAGCTATGTGCAGGCCGCAAAAATGGGCATACAGGTCCGCAAGAGGTGGATCGCTACCAAGGACAGCAGAACCCGGCACGAACACGGCGCAGCGGATGGTCAGACGGTGGATTATGACAAGCCCTTTGACGTCGGCGGCGAGGGAATGATGTTTCCCGGGGACCGAAGCGGAAGCCCCTGGAACACCTACAACTGCCGCTGTACTATGCGGACGGTGGAAAAAGAGGGCATTGAAGCCGAGCCACGTCAGATGCGGGTCCGGGACCCGGAGACTGGGCGCAACGTGCTGGTCAATGAAATGACCTATAAAGAATGGGAAAAATGGGTGCAAAGCCGTCAATATAGTGATATAATTGGAAAAGAAACGGAAAACGGAATCAAAGTAAAGTCGGTTTCTTCACACACGATTGAACGGGCTGGGCAGCGTGGCGTTTCACAAAAAGCCGTTTTGGATGCTATTCAGAACCCATTGCACACTGATCCGGTTAAAGTGGATGAATATGGGCGCAAAAGTCAACGATTTATCGGTCAAACAGCGACGGTTAATATTAATCCAGATGACGGAAACATAGCAACTGTTTGGAAAACGGGGAAAAGCACTCGCCGGAAATACGAGAAAGGAGAAAAGTGATGTTTCACCCAAAAGAAATTGAACTAATGAAAAGGCTTGGACTGGCGTTCGACTTTTCTTCTCTCTCAGATGATGAGCTTTTAAGAATTGAAGACGTCGTTGGAGATTTTTACACGCAAGAGGCTCAGGGGACAAACGAAGCAACAGAGACCATTTTGCTTTGCGAGTCTATCTTAGATAAAATGTGACGGTATATGTCTGACGATTTTATCTTCATCGACAACAGCAAAATGGTGTTGGAGGAGTTCCAGGCGGCGTGTCTGCGGTCGCTGGAGCGATGCGGGATGCAGGCGGAGGGGTACGCAAAGGACCTGACACCGGTCGACACCGGAAACCTCCGCAACAGTATCTCCCACAAGGTAGACCCGGAAGAACCGGCGGTTTACATCGGCACGAACACAGAATACGCCGCTTACGTGGAGTTAGGCACCGGAAAGCATGCAGAGGGAGGCGGCGGACGTCCTGACCCGTGGGTCTATCAGGATGACAACGGCAACTGGCACCACACCCACGGGCAGCGGGCGCGGCCGTATTTGAAGCCGGCTGTGGCGGACCACAAGCAAACATACAGGAACATCATAGAGGATGAGCTGAAAAATGGATGATAAAACCATAAAGGCCATTTTGGAGGCGGTTTCCAAGGGCCTCCGGGTGGAGGTTTTGCAGGACCGGGACGGAAACATCATCGTCCAGACCATCCAGCGAAAGCGGCTGAAAATTTGATACCAAACCCACGGCGTAACTGATCGCCGGGATGGACCGAATGAGGTCAACTGCTAAGGAATTCTTAGCGGTTGTCCTCTTTTAATTTTGGTAAATACCGCGAAGAACAGCGGTTTTTATACAACTATCGCCCCGAAGAAACGGGCCAAAGAAAAGGAGATAGAACATGGCACTTACACGGAAACTTTTGAAAGGCATGGGCCTGACGGATGAACAGGTTGATACCATCATTGAGGCCCACACAGATACCACAGAGGGCCTGAAAGCGAAGATCGAGGCGCTGGAGGGCGACGCGAAAGACCTCCCTAAAATCCGAAAGCAGCTGGAGCAGGCGGAGGCTGATCTGGAGGCCGCAAAGAAAGACGGCTGGAAAGACAAGCACGACAAGGTCAAAAAGGAATTTGACGATTACAAGGCTGGAATCGATGCCAAAGAGACTAAGGCAGCCAAGGAAGCGGCTGTCCGGGCCTACTTTGAGAGTAAGAACATTGTTGGAAAGAGCCTGGACATTGCCATGCGCGGCTGTAGGGACGAAATTGACGCTCTGACGCTGGAGGACGGCAAAATCAAGGATGCTTCTTCGTTGGATGCTCTCATTGCAGGTGACTTTTCAGGCCTTGTGGGCACCACTACGACAAAAGGAGCGCAGACGGCGACTCCTCCTATTAACAATGGCGGCGGGAAGCTGACCAGAGCAGACGTTTACAAAAAAGATGACAAGGGCCGGTATGTAATGTCTACTGCTGAGCGGCAGAAAGTGCTTGCCGAAAATCCTGATCTGATGAAATGAAAGGAAAGATGATAAATGGCTGTTGAAACTATGTCGAGCCCTCGCAGCTCTCTTCCCAATGTTTTTACGGATGTAACCGCAAGAGAGGTTGATTTTGTTACCCGGTTTAACGACAACTGGGATGCGCTGCGAAACATTATGGGCATTATGCGCCCAATTCGCAAGGCCCCCGGCACCTCCCTGATCTCTTACACCGCTGACGTGGCGCTGGAAGACGGTAACGTTGAAGCCGGACATGTAATTCCCTACAGCAAAGCCACCATCACGCAGGCTGCAAAGGGCGATCTGACCATTCAGAAGTATGCCAAGGCAGTGCCCATTGAAGACGTAAATAAGTATGGCGCGGCTATCGCTGTTGAAAAGTCTGACGATGCGTTCCTGACCAAGCTGCAGAACGTTGTTCTGACTCAGTTCTATGCGTTTTTGAACACCGGTTCTCTGACCGGCAACGCCGCCAACTGGCAGGCTGCTCTGGCAAAGGCGCAGGGAGAAGTTCTGAACAAGTTTGCCACCATGCAGAAAGACGTAACTTCCGTTGTGGGCTTTGCCAACATTTTGGACGCTTACGACTATCTTGGCGCGGCAGAAGTCACCGTGCAGACGCAGTTCGGCATGAACTATATTAAGGACTTCCTGGGATATTCTACACTGTTCCTGCTGCCTCAGACGCAGATTGCACGCAGCACTGTTTTGGCAACTCCTGTTGAGAATCTGGATCTGTATTACATCGATCCCTCTGACAGCGACTTTGCCAAGCTGGGCCTGAACTACACCGTTCAGGGTGAGACCAACCTGATTGGCTTCCATGCGCAGGGCAATTATTCCACTGCTGTCGGCGAGAGTTATGCGTTGATGGGCATGGCGCTTTGGGCTGAGTATCTGGACGGTATTGCCAAAATTACCGTCTCTGCTGCGGCTGGCTGATAACTGACGATTCGGCGGGTGGGCAACTGCCCGCCGGAAACAGAAAGGAATAAACATGGCTAAAACAACCAGAAAAGAGAAAACCGCAATGGTACGGTCTGCGACTGGCCTGAATCTTCGAACGGAACCGGGCGGGCGCATCCTTTCTGTTCTGCCGGATGGCGCTTCCGTGAAAGTGTTTTCCACAAAAAAGGAATGGGCAAACGTCGTATACGGTGAGCAATCTGGGTGGGTAATGCTGGAGTATCTGGCCGTCAAAGAGGAGGCGGAATGATGCTGGAAAATGTTCTGCGTCATCTTCGCAACTGGTTTTGCAGGGAATCACGCGGCGGCACATACACCATCATCGGCGGAAAGGTTGATCTGCCTTTCCTCCAACAGGGCCAGTACTTCCGCGTCATCGGTTCCGTGTTCAACGACGGGGTACACCAGTACAACGACGAACTGAGCCTGACGGACGAGACCTTTTATGGGGAAATCTGGGCACTGGCGATTCCAAAGGCCCTGCTGTACATCGTTCAGGACATTGAAGAATGGCAGACGAAGAACGGCGCGGCATCCGCGGGCATATACCAGAGTGAGAGCTTCGGCGGATATTCCTACACGCTGAAAGCAGACGCCGCCAGCGGCAGCGGTGACAATTCCTGGATGGGCGCGTTTTCGTCTCGTCTGAGCCAGTGGAGGAAGATATGAGCCTGTTAGATGAATTCAAATCGACCTGCGCGTTTCTGGAAAAGACCCACGTACCGGACGGAGAGGGCGGCTTTCTCACAGATTGGACAGAGGGCGCGAAATTCCTTGCCGCCGTGGTGCTGAATACCTCCATCGAGGCACAGATCGCGGAGAAGCAGGAACTAACCAACTTCTACACCGTCACCACAGAAAAAGCGGTTGTTTTGGAGTATCACGACGTGTTTCGCCGCGCTTATGACGGCAAAATTTTCCGTGTGACCTCTGACGGAGACGATAAATTTACGCCTGATAGCGCCACGCTGAACATGCGGCAGGTGACGGCAGAAGAATACAAGCTGCCGCAGAACGGAGGCACCACATGACAAAAGGAGCGGTGCTGCACCAGTTTTTTAGCCAGTTTCTTCCTGCCTATCCCGCTTCTGGCGTTCCAACTGATGTGATGTTTCCTTATCTCACTTATGAATACAAAGTAAGTGATTTCGACGGAGAAGATCAAGACTTAACCGTCAATATTTGGTATCGCACAGAAAGTGAAGCGATTCCAAACCAAAAGGCAACCGAAATAGCAAAGCTGGTAAAAGAAAATAAGCCGCTAGTTATTCCGTGCGATAGCGGCAAGGTTTGGATCAAACAGGTTACAAGCATAACGGGGTTGCCGGATGATACGGCACCCGGAGTTAAGCGCAGAATGCTTAACGTAACGGTAAAATACCTTACACATTACTGATGAAAGGAAAACAGTATGGGTAAATTTACAGCAATTCCGCAGGACACCTTTGAAAGCCTACAGCTGGAGGCGGGTGTGCTGCTGAAAACCTTTGACCCCTCCGCCCCGGCCATTGCGGACGAGGCTATTATCTGCCCCACGACCGGCGGCATTACAGTTTCCTGCGTGCCTACATACTCCGACATGGGCGCGGATGTGGACAATGCCCCCGTTAACGTAAAGGAACTGATGCATCTTGATTCATGGGCGGCGACTATGGCGTTCACATCGCTATCCACAAAGGCGGACTTTATCAAGCTGGCCCTTGGCGCGGCGGACATTGACGCATCCGACGCGGGGAAGGTAATTCCAAGGAGAAACCTGAGTCAGGACGATTTTCAAGAGGTCTGGTGGGTCGGAGACCGGGCGGACGGCGGCTGGGCGGCCTGCAAGCTGATGAACGCGCTTTCCACCGGTGGATTCTCCTTGCAGACCACCAAAAGCGGCAAGGGCACGGTTTCCGTCACCCTGACGGGTCATGTGTCCATCAACGCGCAGGACGTTGTTCCCATGGAATTCTATTCCGGTGAACCCGAGGTGAACACCTGATGGGAAAGAAAATCTCGCAGCTGACTTCTGAGGAGTTTCTGGACACGCTCTGCGCCGTTACGCCGTATGTGACGAACATTACCGGGGACGCGGATTTGATGAACACCATCGGAAAGTCCATCCCACGGGATGGAATGACCCGCGCCGGTGTCCTGCTTCTTGGCGCGGAAAAGCTGGGGTCAATGGTCCCCATTATCGCCAAGACGCACCGGGCGGATGTATACGGCATTATCGCGGCGGTTAACGGCGTGGAGCCGGAAGAAATCGCGAACCAAAACGCGTTGAAAACGGCTATGCAGATCCGGGACATTGTCAGAGATAAGGAGCTTTTGAGTTTTTTCAAATCATTCGCGGAGTCGGAGCAGACCGCTTCTTAGCGGTCCTCTGCTCCGCGCCCCATATGCGGGCAAAAGGGTTTCTGGCGGCGTTTCCGGCGCTCTTGAAAGAATACGCAAAGAGAGAAGTATACCGCAGCTACACGGCGGAGGCGGTGCGTCTGATGGGTGAAAATATAGCGAAGCTGAGCGGTGGCTCGTATCTCCAGATGCGCTATGAAAGCCTTGATTCTTTTAAGCCGGAAGAGACCCGCACAGAGGAAGAGATTATTGCCCGCGTGAGACGGGCGTTGGGAGGTGGACAGACTGAATCTGTTTGACCTGTATGCAAAAATCACGCTGGACGACAGCGAGTACAACGAAAAAATAGGACAGGCAAGCGAGAAAGGCTCCCTGCTGGCTGGAACGCTGAAAAGCGGCCTCGCGGTGGCCGGGAAAGCGGCGGCGGCTGGCCTTGCCGCAACTGGCGCGGCTGCGGTGGCACTTGGAAAGTCCGCGCTGGAGAGCTACGCAAGCTATGAGCAGCTGGTAGGCGGTGTGGACACGCTCTTCAAGGACGCCTCCGATAAATTGCAGGGCTATGCGGCAAACGCCTATCAAACGGCAGGCATGAGCGCCAACGACTACATGGCCAACATCACCAGCTTTTCCGCTGCGCTGATCAACTCTGTAGGCGGCGATACGGAAAAAGCCGCAGACATGGCGGACCGGGCCATTACGGACATGGCAGATAACGCAAATAAGATGGGCACGTCTCTGGACAGCATCGTGCAGACGTACCAGAGCCTTTCCCGCGGCAACTTCGCCATGCTGGACAACCTGAAATTAGGCTACGGCGGCACCAAGGCGGAGCTGGAACGACTGCTGGAGGACGCGGAGGCGTACAAGGCCTCCATGGGTGAGATCGCGGACTACGACGTGAGCAGCTTCGCGGATATCGTCAGCGCCATCGGCGCTATTCAGGAAAAGATGGGCATTGCCGGAGCCACGGCGTCGGAGGCGGCGACTACCATAGAGGGCAGCACCAATTCCATGAAAGCGGCGTGGGCGAACCTCGTGACGGGGATTGCCGGCGGAAACGGAGACATCGACCAACTTTTGAGTAACTTCCTGAGCTCCGTGGAGGTAACGGCTGGAAACGTAATCCCCGTGGTAGAGCGAATTGCAAAAAACATCTTTTCTCTATTGGAGGAAAATGGGCCAGAGATGGTAAAGGCTGGTGCAACACTTCTTGGTAAACTGGCCGCCGGTGCAATTCAATCTATACCACAGATTGTCAGCAGCATACCGGAAATTGTTATGGCGATTGTCGACGGATTTATGGAAAACGGTCCCGCATTTGTGGAAATCGGCACAGCTATCGTTGAGGGCCTTTGGAATGGAATTGCATCTGCCGGAAAGTGGATCAAAGAAAAGGTGACCGGGTTTCTTGGCGGTATCGTGGACGATGCAAAGGATTTTCTTGGCATACACTCTCCATCCACAGTTTTTGCAGGCATCGGTGAAAATATGTCGTTGGGTCTTGGGGCCGGATGGGAGGATTCTTTTAAAAAGGTCAAGGAAGAGATTGTCAACGGTCTTGATTTCGGAGCCGGGAATATAGACTTTGCGGCGTCTGGTCTGGGAATGTCTTCTGCGGGGATGATTAACGCGGCATCCGGCAGTACGGGCGGCATGAGTCTGCCCAGCGTGATCGAACTGCGGCTTTCCTCCAGCGACGGGCAGACATTTGGGCGCTGGATGGTGCCGTTTATCCGCAGTGAGGACAAATCCAATCCGGAGGTGGTGAGCGACGCGATATGATTCAGATGATTCTTGACGTTGGCGGGCAGGCTCTAGCCATGCCGGAGAGCATCAAAGGCGGGTACAGCATCCAGCCTGTTAACTTATACGAAGATGTCTCCATGATTTCCGGTCGCTATACAAGAGAGTATAGAGGGGAAGCGTGGCAAGCATCCTGTCAATACGGATATTTCAACGACGCAGACAAGGACAGATTTATCGCCGCCTGCCGAGCTGGTATGAGAAAATCCATTCTTTGCACGGTTCTTCTCCCAAAAACCAATGAACTTTACACAAATCAGTTCACCGTCCTGTCATACAGACAGCCTAAATTCATGTGGAGTACAGAAAACACCCCGGTTTGGGGAGATTACTTTGTCGAAATACGCGAGGTGAATCCCCATGCTTGAGATCACTGACGGCTACAGAAGCGCCATTGTGGGCGACGTGCGGCAGATGTTCATCCGGGCCATTCTGGACCTCTCGGACCCGGATATGCAGATTGACGGCGTTGTGTACGACTCGCAGGCCCCATGGAGCCGCTCGGACCAGCTGCAGAACAAAAAGATGGAGTCCAACTCCCGGTATTCCACGCTGGAAGTGGGGCGGCACCTGCTGGATGGCAGCATATCCCTCATGCCGGACGACTACACTCTGCCCGGCGAGGTAGGCTTTGTGGGCGGGGATCTGAGCGATGAGAACGGGTATTTCCAGACGCCGGTCTCCATCCAGCTAAACTATAAGACTCTCTCCATTTTGCAGGCCTGCTCCATCTATTTCTCTGACGACTTCATCGACGGCGTTGCCAGAGACTTCACTGTGTCTGTGCTGACCGGCGACCAGGTGATTTACTCCCGGTCCTACACAGACAATTGGGATCGGGTCATCAGCATAGAGGGCTTCACCGTATATGACCCCACGGCAATCCGGCTTGAAATCACCCGGTGGACTCTGCCTTTCCGCCGCGCCCGTGTGGTGGAGATCATCCCGGGTGTTTATGAGCTGTGGACGGAGGACGTGCTGGCCAGTCTGAGCATTCAGATGCGGGGCAACTTCGCTGGCCTCGCCATTCCATACGGCACGTGCTCTCTGCGCATGGACAACCTGGACCGGCGCTTTGAGCCCCGAAACCGAAACGGCATCTTCAAGAGCATCGAGGAGCGGCAGTCTATCATCGTTTCGCTGGGGACGGCCCTCTCGGACGGCACGCGAGAATACAAGCAGGTAGGTGTTTTCTACCAGTACTCCGGCGGCTGGACCACCAGCAACAACGCTATGACAATGGAATGGAATCTGGTGGACATCATCGGCCTGCTGTCACAGCGGGAATTTATTCCGCCCTCTCCCCTGCCCACCACCCTCTCCGGCTGGATCGCCGCTCTGGCGGCGCAGCTGGGCGGAAACTTCGCCAAGCGGTGGCACGTGGACCCGGACTACGCGGACATTGAGGCCACTGTCAGCAGCGCGGAGGATGTGCAGGGCAAGAAATGCGGTGACCTGCTGCGGTTTGTGTGCATGGCCACCGGGACATGGCCCAGAGCGGACGCGGAGACCGGATACCTGACGGCGGAACCCCTCTGGAACCAGGGCAACAAATACACCTTGGACAACCTGAACACTTACCCGGTGATGAAAGCCAACGAGGACCTCGCCGTGCTGATCTTCAAGCTGTACGACGGGGACGGGACCATCTTCACCGTCTCCGGCAACGCCACGGCCAGCGAGAAAACCCTGACCATCAACAACCCCTTTATCCACACCCAGGCCCAGGCACTGGCAGCCTCCAAGATGATCCTGACCCAGTACGGCGGCATCCGGCTGGAGACCACAGGCCGGGGAGACCCCGCCAGCGAGATCGGGGATGTGGACACCATCTGGCTGAACGAATCCACTGCCACCACCGCACGGCGAATGGAGCAGAGCTTCAACTTTGTGGGCGGCGTGCTGCGGGACTGCAAAAGTCTCTTGCTGCAGGCCGACGGCTCGTTCCTGTACGAAAATCAGGCCGTGATCACCTCCACCGGCGTTTTCCACACCCCGGCCCACACGGACAAGCTGCGCATCATCCTGGTGGGCAAGGGCGAGAACGGACAGCGGGGACAGGACGGCCACGTGGGCGGCTCCGGCGCGGTGCCCGGCTCCGGCGTCTCTTCCGGTGAGGGAGAAAAAGGCGCTGACGGCGTGGGCGGCAAGGTCTGGAGCGGCGTTGTAAACGTCAACCCGGACAGCGACTATGACATCACCATTGACCTTGAGGCCACATTCGGCGTGTATTCCAGCGCCAACGGGCAGGTATACCCCTACGGATTCACGGACATCGCCAGCGGCAGTAGCTACGCCAGAACAGGCGTTGCCAACCCCCTCCCCGGCAGCGGGGACGGCGGCGCGGGCGGCGCAGGCGGCGAGGCCGGCGCGGGATACTGGGAACCCCAGTACATTACAGAAGAAGATGTGGATAACGGAAGATTCCCAGGCCACAATTCCCAGGGAGAAAGCACCGTTGGAAAGCTTCACGGCTGGGACTTCATCGTGACCAAAGAACCCGGCCCCGGACAGCCCGGAAAGGCCGGAGCATACGGATGCTGTGTGATCTGGTGGGAAAAGGAGGCGTGAGATGGTTCTCAAAGCGCAGGAACAGAATATGCGCCTGATCGTGGACGTTGATTCCGTGACCATCAAGGGAAGCGTCAGCAGCGACGCAGGGGCGCCCGGGACCGTCTCCGTGACAAACAACCAAGTACCGGCGGGGATCGCCGCCGTGGACGCGGAAGGCAGGTTTTTCCACACTGTGCCGCTGAAAATCGGCCTGAACGAGATCGCCGTCACCGCCACGGACGGAGCCGGAGACACCCAAGAGCAGATGTTCCCGGTGATCCGGCTGATCACAGACCGGTCGGAGGAAGACATCCGGTATTTGCAGACCCTTTTGCAGACACCCATGCCACAGTGGCCCGGCGCGGTTAAGGTGGGCGAGGCAATCGTCGGCACCGCAAGACTGGGGCCTGACACGCTGGCGTGGTTTCAAGAGGCTGTCCTGCGGGGCAGCTACGACTATACGGACTATAACCGGGTAAACCTTGCCATGGAGTACCTGCGGGACCACCTGAACAAATACGGCTACAATGCCCAGTTTCTCCCCTCGCATTGGGATATGGAGGACACTGGAACGGTCTCCCGGACCGGCAGCTATCTGCAAAAGGTGGCCTATTTCCAGACGGTCCTCCCCATCCGGGAGGACTACAAGGTGCATCTGCCGGATGATATTGACTTTTTCCTTTGGCATGAGGCAAACAAAATTGAAGAGTCCCTGGTTTCCGTGGACTTTGCCCTGGGCCTCGCCCGGCGGAGGCCATGGTACAGCGGAGAAATTTACAGCGGGGAGGCATAGACAATGCAGGATGGAATCATTCTCGGGAACGGCAACTCCCGCTTTCTGGGTTCCGTCGCGGACTTTCTGACACGGTACCCAAATTACCAAGCATTTGCCCAGGCGATGGCGGCGGGTACGCTGCCCATTGATCTGGGAGACATCAACGAAAACGGCTGGTACACTTTGGGGACTCCTCTGAACGAGGAGACACTTCTGACGGCGGAGGTGGCCTCCCTGTTCGGTTTTGACCGGACGGCAGTTCCCAACGACGTCTTTATGCAGCTGGGGCTGGGGAACGGCAATTACGGCTATCTGATCACATTGCTGTATCCGGACGGCTCCCCGGCGGCGGGGCTCTCCGTCGTTGGTCTGACAGACAAGCTGGGTGACCCGCTGGTGACGGACGCCTACGGTTCCTGTCTGGCTGTGAGCCGGGACACAACAGTGACCATCACCATCCCGGAACAACTTTTGGATATTAAAGCAAAGTCGGCTACATTTAGTGCAACTGGTCTAATTACAAAAGTAACGGTGACGCTAGAATACACGGATGATGAAGTAACGGTCACTACATCCGGCACGTGGAAAATCTCGCCCACGGTTTCCACTTATGACCTGTGCGCTGTTGGTGGCGGCGGGTCTGGCGCTCGGGAAGCACAGGGGACTTATCGTTATGCTGGTGGTGGCGGCGGCGGCTATGTAAGTAATGCTTTAGGACTTGCAAGAGATGATAATCCGTTGGTTTTTACTATTGGTTCTGGCGGAGCTGCGACAACTTCTACTGATAAACTAGGAAAATCTGGTGGAACTTCGTCTGTTACAAAAAATGGTGAAACATTAGTTACTGCTACTGGAGGCGGTGGTGGAACTAATACAGATGGCGTTCTAGGCAGAGGTGCTGGCGGAGCTGGAAACGGAAAAGGTGGAGACGGAGCGAGCGTTTCTTCTGGAAATCAAGATGAAGTGATGGCCGTATTTAATTCTCAACTTCGAGGTCAAACAGCAACTGTTTATAAATTTAACGATGTGTCTCTTGGTTTAGCTGGTGGTGGCGGAGGAGGCGGCTCTATTACATGGGGCGATAATAACCTCAATGATTTGATAGCAACTGGTGGTGCCCCCTATGGAGGTAATGGGAGATGCTTTGCCCGTGACGGTAGCGAATATACTGACACAGCAGCAACCCCGCCAACAGGCTTTGGAGGCGGAAGTGGAGCTGGCTCTAACGGGGCCAGCCCGGGCTACCAGGGCTGCGTGTATGTTCGCTTCCACCGGGCGGCGTAAGGAGGAATCGTATGGATTACTGTATTCTGAGCGCCGACGGCGTCATTGAAAACATTATCGTCTGCGGCGATGGGAGAACAGCGGAAACGTTCGGCGCGGTGCCCTCTTACCCGGGGGCAAAGATCGGCGGGGCCTACGCACCGAAAACACCCGCTCAGCTGCGGGAAGAGGCCTACAACACGGAGCCCATTATCGTGTGGGACGGTGAATCCATCACTGTGACCGAGGCGGCCCAGCTGTGGAACTACTACGCGGCGGAGGGCAGCGACAAGGCGGAATCCCTCCAGATCCTGATTGCGGCGGCAAAAGCGGAAATCCGAGAGAAATACCCTGACGAGGAGGTTGTCTGATGGCCTACACACCCAGAACGTGGAAAGACGGCGACATTATCACAGCGGACAAGCTGAACAATATCGAAGCGGGCATTGGAGAGGCCATGCGGTCCGGTGGAAGCGGCGGCGTGGGGATCGAATCTCTGAAACAGACCACGGTTTCCACGGAGAGCGGCGGCCTGAACGAGTGGACCGCCGCCCTGACAGACGGAACCTCATCTGTACTGCAGGTGCGGAACGGTCAGGCGGGAACTGACGGCATGACGCCGTTTATCGGGCCTGACGGCAACTGGTGGATCGGTAAGCAGAACACCGGCATTACCGCCCACGGGATTCCTGCCGGGGGAAAGGCGGGGCAGGTCCTCACCAAACAGTCTGACGACGATTATGACGCCGTGTGGCAGGACGCCGTCAGCGGCGGGGGCGCCAGCCCGATTCTCTCCGTGACGGTGAACCCGGCGGCAGAGGGTACAACCGTTACGGCCGCAAACGGCACAGCCTCTGTTTCCGCCGTGACCAACGCGGACGGCGTAGCGGAGATCGCTGTCAACGGCCTTGGAAATTGGCTCGTCAGCGCGGTCAAAGATGGCGAGACGTTCTCCAAAACGGTCAGTGTCAGCGCCGTGGAGATCTATTCCATCGGCCTGAATCTGTTCCGGGTATACGGCGTCACCTGGGACGGCTCGGAATCCACCGTACTGACTCGCACGGACGACGCGGCTCTGTTTGTTGACCCTGTGGCAGCTGTGGGCGACGGCGACGGCTCCAGCCCCTTTGATACCCTTTATCCATGGTCGGAGATGGAGGAGTACAACATCATCGACGGGGCAGTGGCCTACAAAAAGGGTGACGCAGGCTTTTCCCGCACGGATTACGACACGGTGGTGTATATCCCCAGATTCTGGTATCAGGCGTCCAAGGACGAAAATACAGGCGTGTATACCTGGAAGATCGCGTCCAAGGAAACGGACGGGTTTGAACTTCACCCGGGAAGCGGAAAGTATGTGGGCAAGTACAATTCTGGGGCTGGGTACGTCAGCAAGTCCGGGCTGGCACCACTGGTCAATATTACGCGGGCAGACGCGAGAACCGGGTCCAGGAATAAGGGCAGCGGCTGGTATCAGTATGATTACATGACATGGTGCGCGGTGTGGATGTTATACCAGGTAGAGTTTGCGAACTGGGATAGTCAGACGGTGGTCGGCAATGGCAACACAAACACCAGCGCTGCGCTAAGCACGGGCGGAACCGACAGCATGATCTACCACACCGGTCGGGCCGCTGGCACGGATGGCCAGGTACAGGTGAAGTACCGCGGCATCGAGGACCTCTGGGGCAATGTTTGGGAATGGATCGACGGCGCCAACTTCAACGATCGGGCGTCCTGCATCTGCACCAATCCCGCCAACTACGCCGACGACACGGCCACCAACTACACGGCGGCTGGCGTCACCCTGCCGTCCAGTGGGTGGACAAAGGATATCGGCATGAGTGCAGCGTTCCCCTGGGCATATCTGCCCATCACCAACGGAGGAAGTGCAACGACCTGTATCCCTGATTACGTGCACTCGAACGCCGGCTGGCGCGTCCTCATGGTCGGGGGTCACTGCGGCGACGCGACCGCTGCCGGGTTGTGGTGCTTCTACGCGTACGACACCTCGTTGACCTCGGGCGCGGGCATCGGCGCGCGGCTTCTATTTGACCCGGCATTAGCATCTTAAAGGAGGCCTCACAATGACAAAATACACCTATCAAAACCATATTCTCCGTGTAAAGTCGGACTTCCTCATCACCTATCTGGATGAAGTAACTATTACCAAAAGAGACACCGAAAAGATCGTCTCCACCACCTATGAGGTCGGACGGCTTATCAAGCGGGAGGAGTCAGGTGGGTACTACTACGCCTGGTTTGACGCAAAGCCTCTGACGGTATCTGTGGACAACTCTCCGGAGCTGAACCGGAAAGTGGAGGAGGAAGTGGGCGGCATCTGGGACGCCGTGGCCAGGGGAATCGGTTTATATGAGGGGGATATGGGAGATGGATAAGGCATTGTATGAGGCGCTGGCGTCGTCGATTTACGTCAACGCCATGACACTGAACGGAAAAAGCATCTCCACGGACGACCAGCGGCTGCGTGCTTCCGGACTGTATGACCCGTGGTCTCCCGGTGTTTACACGGCGGGAGATATCCGCAACGCCAACGGACAGACATGGGAGTGCTTTCAGGGCCACGACAACGCGATTTACCCGGATATCCGACCGGACAACAGCGCGTGGTTTACGTTCTGGAGACCGCTCCACGGGAAAACGCCGGAGACAGCACGGCCCTTTGTTCCGGTCATGGGCAGCCATGACATCTACCGGTCCGGCGAGTACATGATCTACAGCGACGGCCTGATCTACAAATGCAGGCAGGACACCAATTTCAGTCCGGACGACTACCCGGACGCATGGGAGGTGACGGCATGAACGAGTGGAACGTGGTGACGGTCATCATCGCTCTGGTGGGCCTTGGGGCGGCTGTGATGAAGCCCATGCTGACCTTGAACACCTCCATCGTGAAGCTGACGGCCAGAATGGAAAACGTCAGCCAGGGTCTTGACGACCTGAACGACAAGAACACGGAAAACCACAAGCGCATCTGGGACCGCATGGACGAGCATGGGGACCAGTTAAAAGACCACGAAAAGCGCATAGACCATCTGGAAAATATGGAAATTGAAAGGAGCAGAACATTATGAACGACCAGATCAACACCATCCTGAACAAGTACCAGAACGAGGAGATCACCCGCGAGGAGGCCAATGCCGAGCTGAAAGCGGCGGGCGCCGGCTTCTACATCGAGGCTCTGACGGAAGAGCAGCGGCAGGCCAAAAAGGAGCGCGAGGACGCCCTGGGCTTCTTTGAGGTGCCGGAGGAGGCGCAGAAGCCCCAGTATCCCCAGACGCCCTATATGGGCCGCGTGCAGGGCCTTGCCAACCAGACCATCATCGTCAAGACCACCTCCGGCATGTATGAGGTCAGCTATGACCGCAACGGCTACGCCGTTAAAGCCAGCAAGGTGGACTGGAGACCGGAGGGCTGAGACATGAGAGATTGGGGAAAGTGGTGGAGAGCGGCTGGTGTGCGGGCCATTAAGACCGTGGCACAGACCGCAGTCGCCACCATCGGCACGGCGGCGGTGCTGTCCAGCGTGGATTGGGTCATGGTGGCCTCCGCCTCCGCGCTGGCGGGGATTCTGTCCCTGCTGACCAGCGTTGCGGGCATCCCGGAAGTCGATGGTTGACGCATTCAAATGCGAGCGGGCGGCGGTGTACCACAACACCGACCGCCTGACCCCCTCCCAAATCAAGCAGAAATTTGGCTGCAGCCATGTGCTGAACGCCGGATTTTTCAACAGGACCACGTTCGAGCCTGTCAGCTGGCTGGTGATTGACGGAAATGTGATCTCCAAAGACGGTTACAACGACTTCGGCTTTGCCCTGGGCGACAGCTGTGGCCCGGAGATGACCTCCGACAAAACAGAGACCCACATCTATCTGGTGCCCATTCTGAAAGATGGGAAGCGGCTGAACCGGGACCTGACGCCGGATGTGGCGAGGCCTGCTGCCCGGTCCGCCGTGGGCTGGTATCCAAACGGGAGGATTTTCCTGTGGTGCGACAAGGCGGTCATGGACCGGCGGCATTTGCAGGATATCCTATTGTCCTACGGCATTTCTGACGCCCTGATGTGCGACGGAGGCGGCTCCGTGCAGGGAGACTTTCCGGACGGCATCGTGGAGAGCGACCGGCTTGTGCCCACGTATCTGCTGTTCTGGGCTGAGGGGTATGAAAAGGAGAACGATATGAGCGAGAAAAAGATCGTATGCCTGGACGCGGGCCATGACGCGGGCAACACCGCCAACGCCAGCCCGGACGGCAGCTTTTACGAGCATGAATTTGTGCTGGACATGGCGAACCGCATGAAAGCCATTCTGGAGGTCGCCGGAGTACAGGTTGTCATGACCCGTACCGGAGGCGAAAAGGTAACTCTTGACCAGCGGTGCAGCATTTCCAATAAGGCGGGCTCGGACCTGTTTGTGTCGCTTCACTCCAACGCCTCAGGCGGCGGCGGATGGAGCAGCGCTCGGGGCTGGGAGTGCTATGTCTACGGCCTCTCCGGTGAGCGCTACAGCGCCGCGAAAGCAATTCTGGCGCGGGTGGAGGGAGTTGCACCGGCGATTCGTACTACCGCTATTCGGGAGAATCCGGAACTGTATGTGCTGAAAAACACCAGCGCTCCGGCGGTCCTCATCGAGCACGGCTTCCACACCAACAAAGAAGACACCGCGTGGATGAAAAACGACGCATACCGCCAGAGACTGGCACAGGCGGAGGCATACGGTGTTTTGGATTGGCTTGGGATTCCCGTCCCAGCGCAAGACCCGCTCGCAGCGCCCACGGAGGCAGAGCAGGCCGTGGCGTGGATCACGGAGCAGGGCATCATGCTGGGCAATGAAAACGGCGACCTGATGCTGGACCAGCCGGTGACAAGAAAGCAGTTTTCTGTGATGCTGTACCGATACGACCAGAAAAAACAATAAATTTAGAATTGCATATGCTGGGGCGTTTAGGGTCATTGTTGGGGCAATACAATGATTAGGAGAAATCCACATGGCATATGCAAGAACGCCGAAAACAGTCAGCCACCTTTTGCGGTCTGAAATGGAAGCAACTCTTAATGAAGCAAATCTCGGCACCGAAAATAAACGAATTGCGTCCATGTATTTGCTGGATCATATGCCCCTGATTGATATTGCAGCAGAGATGGGGTTTGAAAGGTCTACTTTGTCTCGAAGAATGCCGTACATTATGCAGTGTGTAGAGCAAGCTGCCCACAAAATGAATTTCACATAATTTCACACTTTTACACGGAGACCCCGCAGGAACGCCACCCTGCGGGGATTTCTTTTTGCCATAATTGGATTCAGAAAGGGCGTGATTCTATGACGAAGATCATTGACCGGCTTCTTGCTTGCGGCGTCGATTTGAGCAGATCCAAAATGCTCCTGAACTATTACGGCACGGACGGCAAGTGGGAAGACCTGGAAAAATATGTGGACGAACTGGAATCATACCAGAAAGGAGCAAATGCAAATGGCGTGGCCTCAGAATAACTATCCTGCTTATGGTGGATTCAATTCCCAACAGACATATATCCCGCAAATGCCCATGCAGTCCCCTCCAAGCGTTCCTTTAATGCAGGGGTCAAATAACACGCCGGTCGGTTTTGCGTGCCGTCCTGTGACCTCACGGGCGGAAGCAGAAGTGTTTCAAATTCCGTTTGATGGCTCCACTACATATTTTGTGGATACCGCCAACGGGAAAATTTACGCAAAGACCTTTAACATGAATACCGGCGCGGCACCTATTGTAACTTTTGTCCCGGAGGCAGCAGCACCAGAAATACAGTATGCTACAGTGGAGCAGTTAAATGCGGTAATGGCTGAGATTGAGGCTTTAAAGAAACCAAAAAAGGCGGTAAAAAAAGATGAACCCGATGAATAATCAGATGAATCCGCTTGCGCAGCTTACACAGCGGATAAACATGCTGACACAGGCTAATTCGCAAGCGAGGCAGTTCCAACAGATGTTTCAGGCAAAAACCCCGGAGGAAAAACGGCGGTTTGTTGAAAACATGTGTGCAGAACGCGGTACCACGGTTGAAGACTTCGCCCGGTCTTTGGGCATACAGATTCCAAGCAGCCGATAAGGTGTCGCTTTCATAAAACAGAATCCTCTTTTCAGTTCTCGGCGGCATCTTGACAAAAAGCCGCACCCCAACAGTGGGGCGCGCGACCCGCTGAATTTAACTGAAAAGAGGTTTTTATTATGGCAGAAGACGGCGGCTTTGCCATGGGCTATGCCCTTGGGCAGGACAGCAACGGAGGAAACTCCAACGGCGGCGATATGTTTGGAAGCGGCGGCGGCCTGTGGGGCCTGTTGGCTCTGGCTTTGGTGTTCGGCGGTCTGAACGGCAACGGTGGCGGCGGCATCTTCGGCGGCGGTGGTGGTCAGAATCTGACCCGTGCCGAGCTGTATGATGGTTTCGCCATTCAGAACATCGACAGCGCTGTGCGGGCCGTGCAGAACGGCATTTCTGACAGCACTTATGCTCTGACCGGAGCAATCACCAGCGGTTTCCACGGCGTGGACAGCGCCATCTGCAATCTGGGCTACAACGTCCAGAGCGGCATCAACAGCATCAGCCGGGAAATCGGCGACTGCTGCTGCACCACTCAGCGGGCCATTGACGGCGTGAACTACAACATGGCGTCTCAGTTCTGCGCTCTGGGCAACACGATCCAGAGCACTACACGGGACATCATCGACAACCAGAACGCCAACTATCGCGGCCTGATGGACTTCCTGGTCTCTGAGAAGCTGGCCAGCAAGGACGCCCGCATCGCGGAGCTTTCTAACCAGCTGAGCCAGAGCCAGCAGAACGGCGTGATTCGCGCTGCTATTGACGCCAGCACGGCGGAAATCATCCGGCGTACCGGCAATGATTGCCCCGTTCCCGCCTACGTGGTCCCCAACCCCAACTGCTGCTATGGCAATCCCTTGGGAGTGGGCTATAGCTATGGCGGCAACCAGAGCGGCTGCGGCTGTGGCTGCTAAGTGGTTGTTGCAGAAATTGCACGAACCATTCCCCGATAGGG